AGGTTTTTTTATTTACTATATTTATATACAAGAAAATATGGTATAATCATGAGTACACAATTTGAATTATTTCCTGGAAAAAACCTTAGTGGATTGTTTGAAGATATCTATAACAATCAACAAAATAAAAAGGAAAGAATATCAGAACTAATTGCAGAAATAAAAAAGGTAATTAGACATTCTGGTGATATGGCAGTAATTGGTCCAATCATAAAAGATTTAGTTGATACTTCAGTTAGAAACGATGAGTCACTAATTAAGATGGCGGCAATTGCACAAAGAATGATTGCTTCTAAAGATAAATCAGATGGAGATACGGGTTTCCTTACTGATAAAGAAAAAGAACAATTACTACAACAATTAGAAGATACAGTTTACGAAGTAGAAAATGAAAAAACAAAAGTTGATGATTTAACCAATGAGGTTGAAGAATTAAAACAGAAAGTAAACAATGAGTAAAAGAATACAATTAGCAAATACTTATTCTTCAAGACAATTATCAAGAATTTCAAAATACTTAGACATTAAGAAAAAAGAACTTGGTATTGTTGTGGGTATTGTATTAGATGATGGTGATAAATCAAAAGAACTTTTAAGTATATTTGATTTACAAGATGATGACTTACCATTATCTTCTTTTGTAGGTCATGTTATAGTACAGAGGTTTGCAGATTTTGTTGGTGGAAAATTTGACTTGTTGCCACCCTATATAGAAGATGCGGGATATCCTATTATAAATGAAACTGTAAGAATAATAGATGATGGTGGAAAAAGATACTATAAAAGAATAAATGCAGCTGAATTAAACTCAGACAATTTTGCAAACGAGTCCTCTGATAATTTTTTTGGAACTGGTAGAAAAGAACCATCCAAGGAAAAAAATTACAAAGAAGTACAGGATACTGGAATTTCAAATTCACAAACAACAAGTGGAAAAATAGAAAATGAATATTTTACACCTACCTTTTTTCACAGATTAAAATTAAATGAAGGTGATAAATTATTACAATCACGATTTGGACAATCAATTAGATTTAGTGGTTATAATAATGAAGAAAGAGAATTATCTCCAACAATTGTAATAAGAAATAGACAGAATGATATTAGTTTAAGAGATAACTTAACTAATAAATTAGTCAATGAGGATGTTAATAGAGATGGTTCTACAATTCTTTTATCTTCTAACAAATACAAAATACCTTTTCAGCCAGGTACAATTGATGATGGTGGTAGTAGTAATTTTAAAACTACTCCAATAAACTTTGAACTACCACAAGAATATACAGGGTTTGACCAAATGTTGTTAAACTCTGAAAGAATTATTTTATCTGCAAAATCACAAGAAATGATTTTCTTTTCAAAAGGAGATTATGGATTTATATCAGATGGTAGATTTGTGATAGATAATGGAGAAGCAGGTGCAGATTTAGATTTTGGTGATGATGTAAATATTACTACCGATAGAAACTCAAGTAATTTTTCTATTGAAACTGGTGTTGGTGAAATTAGATTAAATACAGATGAACAAGGAAACTCACCTAGTACTGGTGATAGAGAACCAATTGTAAGAGGACAAGTTCTTGTAGATTTACTTACTGAACTTATAGACGCAATAAATGCACAAACTTATAATACACCATCTGGTCCAACTGCAGTTGGTCCTAATAACGCATCTACATTCAATGAAATAAAAGGAAAACTCATAGATGCTCTTTCAACTTTAAATTATACAGAATAGTATTATGTCTTGGAGTAATTTTAAATCTACTATGGGTACTTATATGGGTAATCCTAATGGAGTAGAATCTAAAGAAGATTTTGCAAAACAATTTACCCAAGCATATGACTCTGCAGTAAAAGCCGGTACAATAAATACAAGAGGATTTGCAGGAGTTAATTTACCTATACTAGAAGGAAAAGTCGATTTAATGGAACAACTGATGGTTGCGGCTTGTAGTATAGCTTTGACAAAATCAGAAAGACATACCTTTTTAAAAGATGTAGGACAGGCAGTAATAGCATATTGGACTGGTGCAACACTAACTGACATTCCACCATTTGAGCCAGCAACAAATTCATTTCAAAATATTCAATCTGTATTTGCGATAGTTAGTAATCCTGGCCAATGGTCAGATACACCAGCAGAATTACCAGTTGATGATGTAAATATTTTTTTAGATAATTTTATTTTGTATGCAACACAACACTTATCAACAATACAGTTTACAATTCAAACTATTTCTTTATATCCTGGCTTTCCTCTGTTTCCACCATCACCAGGCGTTGTAGTCACATCAGGATATTTTATTCCACCAGCAGAACCAACCCCACTACAAGAAAAGACGGTTGAAGAATTATTAGAAGAAATAGAAGATGATAACAACACAGTAGAAGGTGCAAGAAAAATTGTACAGACATATGGAACAACTGAAGTGTTATCAGATGAAGGACAAGACATATCACCACAAATAGTAGAGGTTAAGTCCAAGTTGGCATCCGTTGTACCCCCACCACCTCCTTTAAATGACCCACAAGAAGTTGATGGAACAAATAATATAGAAGGAGTTGCTGTTCAATGTGGGGTAGAAATAGATTATGAAGAAAACTTTACAAGTGATGTTAGGTTAAGAACATTGTGCTTGGATTGTACATTCCCTCATAAACTAAAACCACAAAGAGGACTTTCACTTGAAGATATTGTTTGTAATCTAAAAGCAGTTGCAGAAAATCTCGTTCAACCTATTAAACAAAGATATCCAAATGTACAAATCAATTCAGGATTTAGAGGAACACCATCTATACCTGGAGGGGTTTCTCAACATGAAAAAGGAGAAGCAATTGATATACAATTTACTGGTGTAACTCCTTTGGGTTATTTATCAATTACAGAGTGGATAATTAATAATCTTGCATTTGACCAAATTATATTTGAACATGGAAAATCTATTTGGTTACATTTATCATATAAAAGAACTGGAACAAATAGAAAGAAAAAGTTAACAATGATTAATGGTAGATACGAAAATGGTATAAAATGCTATTACAATTTTTAAAAACTATAAAATCAATAACAATATATTTATATAAGACAAGGAAAATAAAAGAACTATGAATTCGAAACAATTAGTAAAAGTAATAAAAACAATAGTAGAAGCTGAAGTGGCAAAGAAACACGAACAGTTTCTAACGAAAACTTTTCCTAAAATATTAGAGGAAGAAGTTTCTCGTAGAATGAAATCAAATACAAAATCAATTAACGAAGATAAAAATTCGGTTATTGATAATGATATAATTGTAGACCCATTCGAAAAAGCAGAATTGGCTTTACAAGAAGAAAGAATACAGCCTAAAAAACAATTCACTAAGAATGAAGCGATTAATGAGGCATTAAATAATACAAAACCATTTACGGCAGAACAAAGAAAAGGTTCAGTTGGCCAAAAATCAGTTTTAGATAATTTTCAACAACAACCACAACCCGTAAATGAGAGTATGGATAAAACAGTTACATTTGACCAACAAGGTGCAGGTGCAGGTTTAGCAGGAATGAGAGCAAACATGGCAGCACAAATGGGTTATGGTGATATAAAAAAACAACCAAGTAAAACAGGTCTTGGTGTTAGAACAGGATTACCTGGTTTAGATAGGATTCTAAATAGAGATAATTCTGAATTGGTAAAGAAATTTAAAAGGTAAGGAGTATAGGTGGCTTACGAATTAGGTAATAAGGTAGTAAATGATTTAAAAGAATTTGCAACAGTAGCATATGGGATATCATCTCCTACTAAAAGAGGTAAGGTAATGTTTGAACAAACATTCACTTCTTTTGAAGCTGCAAGAGCAAACCTTAGAAACCTATTACTCACACGAGTTGGTGAGAGAGTGATGCAACCTGAGTTTGGTACAACACTACACAATGTATTGTTTGAACCAATGGATGATGAGGAATTTGAAGAAAAACTAACTAACTCAATTACTAATGCAGTTGGATTTTGGTTACCTTACATTACAGTTGCGGACATAGATGTCCAAATGACTAATGAAATGAAAGACCAAAATAGAGCGATTGTAAAAGTAAGTTTTACAACTGGCAATGAATTAGAAACAGATACAATAACTTTAGATATAGAAGGGTAAATAAATGGCATTAGGTAAAGTTTCAAATATTGGTAGGAAAATAAATTATCTTAATAAAGATTTTTCTCAGTTTAGAGAAAACTTAATTAATTTTTCAAAAACTTATTTTCCACAAACTTATACTGATTTTAATGAGTCATCGCCAGGTATGATGTTTATTGAAATGGCATCTTATATTGGAGATGTCTTAGGATATTATATTGATGATACATTAAAAGAGTCATTATTAACAACTGCAGAAGATAGAGAAAACTTGATGGATATTGCAACTGTTATGGGATATAAAACAAAACCCATTGCACCAGCAATAACACAATTATCAGTTTATCAAACTGTACCAAGTAAATTTAATTCATCAGCTGGAGATTACGAACCCGATACTGAATATTATTTAAGAATTAAACAAGGACTACAAGTTCGTTCAACTACTTCAGGTATACTTTTCACATCAACAGAGTTATTAGACTTTAACGATGAGAATGAAAGAGAAATTTCTATATACGAAAGAGATGGACAAGGTAAACCAAGTTTATATTTGGTTAAGAAAAAAGTAAATGTAATTTCTGCAGAAGTAAAAGAAATCACAGTAAACTTTGGTAGTACACCTGAAGAATTTGCTAATATAAACATTAGTGACAAAAATGTTATTGACATTTATGATGTTAGAGACTCCGATGGAAACAAGTGGTATGAAGTTCCTTATTTAGGACAAGAAATGGTTTATGTTGATTATCCAACTTCAGAACAGAATGATAAAGATTTAGCACAATTTAAAAATTCAGTATCTAATATTTTAAAGTTAATAAGAACATCAAGAAGATTTGTAACAAAAACAAATTCTGACAATACAACAAGTTTAGTGTTTGGTGGTGGAACTTCAACAAACGATGAAACATTAATACCAAATTTAAAAAATGTTGGTTTAGGGTTAAATTCTTCAATAGATAAATTAGGTTCATCATTTGACCCATCTAACTTCTTAAAATCAAAATCATATGGACAAGCACCAACTGGAGAATTTACAATCTCATATTACGCAGGTGGTGGTGTGGATGCAAATGTATCAACTGGTGATTTGGTTCAAATAGATAGAATTGAATTTGATGAAGATGAAAACTTCTTTACAGGAACAAAAGCAAGATTATTTAACGCAACTAAAAATTCGGTAGCAGTAGATAATGAAGCACCAGCAAGAGGTGGTAGAGGTGAAGAAAGTATAGAAGAAATAAGACAAAATGCATTAGCAAGTTTTGGAGCACAAAATAGAGCAGTAACAAGAAAAGATTATCAAGTAAGAGCTTTATCATTACCTACAAAGTATGGGAATGTTGCAAAAGCATATTGTTCTGCAGATGGTGAGTTAGACAATAACTCTCCTGCATCAATTCTTTCAGACCCACAAAGTTTAAAACAATTTACAGAATTAGTAAATGATTTAAAAGAAAGAGATTTAACGCAATTAGAAACTCAAAGAGAAATAGAAAAATTCTTAGTTGGTAAAAAATCAAACATAGATGAAAAGAATAATCCTTTTGCAATTAACCTTTATGTTTTAGGATATGATAGTAACAAATATTTAAATAGTTTGAATAGGGCAGTTAAAGAAAACTTAAAAACTTATTTAAATGAATATAGAGTTTTAACTGATGGTGTTAATTTAATAGATGGTTTTGTAATTAACATTGGAGTAGAATTTGAAATAAGAGTTTACGGTGGATACAACACAAGAGAAATCTTATTAAACTGTCAACAAGAAATACAAGAATTCTTTAATATAGATAATTGGTCTTTTAATCAACCAATAAACATTTCAGAATTAGAACTTATAATCGCAAATGTAGAAGGAGTACAATCTGTACCAAAATGTGAAATTGTAAACAAGTGTGGTGGTACTTATTCAAATGTAAAATATAATATTTCAGATGCAACGAAAAATAAACAAGTTTATCCATCGTTAGACCCATCTGTATTTGAATTAAAGTATCCAAACAAAGATATAAAAGGGAGAGTGGTATAATGTAT